GAAGTTCTGCTTCTTCCTTCATCTTCTTTTTCTTTCCGATGATTGCAGATACTTTCTTGCGACGTGCTAGAAGATACTTGTCAGACTTATCGTGGTCACCATCGTTGTCGATGTCCTTATCTTCCTTACCAACGGGGTCAAGTTTCTTTTCACCTAGATAGTTACCTTCTGGTTCGTATGACATCTTGACACAGTTATCAACTGTCTTACCACCTTTCTTCTTGGTTCCCATTTGCTTGTAACCTTTCCAGCAAGCTTTGCCGTCAAGACCTTTTTGCTTTTCAACGATAAAGATATCACCATCGATATCAATCTCAAGAGTTTCTAGAATTTCAAACTCTTCTTTTTTCATTTCTTTTTCTTTCTTCTTATCCTTGCCGTGCTCAGGACCGCACGATTCATCCATCTTCTTCTCACACTTAGAACAACCTTTACCACCACAGGCATCACAACCTTTCTTGTATCCCTCAGCAGTTGCAGTTGGTTCTGCTTCCATACCAATATAATTCTTTGGCTTCTTGACTTCTTTCTTTACCTTTGTTGTATCTTGAATTAGAGCACCATGAGATTGGGGATCCATCCCATCAAATGCTTCCATTACATCGGATGGTTCTTTTCGAAGATATCCCGCAATAAGGGATTCAGTAAAAGCGTCTCTTTGTGCCATTGTATCTAATGTGTTCTTTCTTACTTATTTATACTTCTCGTATATCTTTAACCCACGCACGGAACATCTCTCCGCTCTCTGTGATTGCAATTACATAATTGACACCACTACGATGAATGGTTCCTGTCTGTCCTGTAGTGTTGTGAATAATTACATCACCCTCCTGAAAGATACCTTTGTGGCGATACCTTTGATGTGTTGATTCTTGTCGTAGTTGTTTAAAATTTTTCATTATAATCCCATTCCTTTGCGAACCTCTTGCATTAGTTCTAATTTTTTATCTGTAGATAAAGTATCAGGTATACCAGAAAGAAAATCTCTAGTTTTCAAATCTTTAGCAGCTGCTCTCATCTTACTTGCGGACATACCAGAAGCACCATCAGCATCTGGATCTCGTTCACCAGCAGATACAACTTCTAAGTTTCTATATGTATATTCAACACCATTATACTTAGTAATTAATGTTTCATACTGAGGTACTCTATCAGAGCCAGCAATTAATGTCAAGTCCTCATATGTACCTTGATATTTTTGCAGTAATTTTATAATTGTATTTGTATCTCTATCATATATGATATGATCTTTATGTTTTGGAAACATAAGATGCATGTATTCCACCTTTAAATTCGATGGCAATGGGTCTTTTGGTTTTTTCTGAGTGTGTGTAGGGTATATAAAGTAGTCATCCCTCTTAGCAATTTTAGCAACTGCTTCGATTAATTTTTCGTGACCGATTGTTGGGGGATTAAATCTACCCCACGCTACAACTACCCTACTCATTTGTCTCCTTCTACCCAGTTTTTAGATACGTTAAAGTTCGCAACACTAAACGATAATCTATCAACCAACTTGACTGCGTTAGTTCCCTCACTGATAGCAACATATCCCTCAGGAGCAGTTACCTCATAACCATCTTCAGTTCTAAGATATGTTCCAAACTGCTCTCCCTTCTCTAGTTTACGAACAAAGAAATTTTTAGCATTTTGTAGTGTAGTATATAGTCCTACAGTTTTAATTAATGCATCATCATTGGTCTCAATAAATTCAAGTCCAGCATATAACTTTGTAAGTTTAGTTGCTTTTGCTTTGGGTGTCTTAACTTTATCTGCTGCTTTCTTGACCTCACCTTCAAAATATGCCTTAAAGTTACGAACAAATTGTCTGGCATTATTTACTTTTCTTCCCTGCCTAACATATGTGTTGAAGTAAATTTTTAATCTGGGTCCAACAGTGAGTTGATCCTTCTTTTCTATTTGTTCAGCAACCTCATCTAAAAAATCTCCAGCACCCCTAATTAAAGATGCACTAGCGTTTCTCATTCTCATCAACTGTTGCTTCTCTTGCTTTGTGATAAGAGTATCTTTACCAAGTTGTCCTGTCTCTGCTGACAGAACTAAGACATCATCACTTGATTTTAACTTATTAATATCATATCCAAATGATGCGTTCAAAGAATCAACAGTATTACCTCTGTATGTTGTATGGAATACTACGCCAATTTTTGCTCGCTTTGCTTTCTCATAGAATGGAGAACCCTCAGGAATAGCATAAGTGATTGTGTTAGGTTGAAACGTAATACATCTCTTCCCATCAATCGTTTCAAATTTTTTATCATCAGTAAATAACAAATCACCCTGTGCTACACCAGTAATACCCAAGACAGGAAAATACTTTAATGCGTCTTTGAGTTTAGATACTAGACCCGGAGCATGACCATGGTTTCTATCTATATCATCAGATACAAAATTTATTTTAGCATCTTTATTAAATACAGATTTTGTACCAACAAAGAATTGATCTGTTCCTGGATACATACCACAAAATATAGCGGGAGCACCATCCCACTTAGTAGTAATCTTAAAGTTATTCTGTCCCTGACCGCTAAAAGTTCTTGCTAGAAGATCTAAAAACTTAAACGCATCAGTAGCACCCTGCTTACCATCAAGTAGAATACTATCTTCTAGGTGTTCTAGGTGTGTGTTCTTTGACATCAGTATAACTTAGCGAATGGACCATAACGACGACCAGCTTTCATTGCCAAGAATACCATATCAGTTCCAAATTCATTTAACTCATCCGGTTTTAATGATGTAATTAGATGAAAAAATGTAAGTTGTTGTAATTTTGAATTAGCAACATGAGGTTGCGTAACAAATATGGTCAAAAAGATATCAAACACATCCTCCGCATTTTCAGCAGAACCAAAATCTACTCCTTTTTTAAAAAGATCACTAAACATTTTTATATATTTTTTTTCTTCTGCCAAAAAATCATCAGCATTTTGTGGATATGCTGATGATTCTTTACTAAAAGTAAATCCATTATCGTTTAGTAAACGAACAACCAGTTCTACAGTTGCTTTACCAAGTCTAGCAGCACCAGCGCCTTTGGCAGTTGGTTCGTACTTCAATCCCGACATTTTTGTACTGTCGTTTGCTTTAATTTGAAAATTATATTCTTTAACTCCATCTTTTACAATCATTCTACTATCTTGCGTTTCAAATCCGTCACCTTTACGTCCGCATTTACATAGAATTTTGTCTACCGTAAAAGTCATTGCTTCAATATTTTTAAAGAAAGAACTTCTTACATTAACTTCTTCGTATTTTGCTTCATTACCACTAATTTTTTTAAGTGAGACCCCAAATATTTGCCTGCTCCTGAATAGAGTTCTAAAGATAGCATTTAATTCTTCTAATGTTTGTGACCTCCTACCTCTATATCCATTTGGGGATACAACATCTTCAATAACTTTCCTCCATTTAGTTTCATTTTGTATTAACCAAATGTCAGCTGGGTTCCAGTTATCTTTTTTGGAAACGCCATACTGATCTTTAACTAATTTGGAAACCCAATCCATAAATCCACCTTCACGATTAAACTCAGTGAATGTTGGTTTACCAATTTTTGATAATAAAGTTTTGTTTTGTTTATAAAAATTTTCTATCCAATCTTCACCAATTTCAGATGTTTTTCCAACACTAGTCCATATTTTTACCAGTCCATCCATTGTTACTTTATCATCCAATATATCCTTTGGACTGCTAAAAGTTATGTTATCGTGAATAGATCTTTTAAATATCAGAGCGGACCCAAGTTCCTGCATACGGGTCATAGTTGCTTCAGAAATTTTTTTACCGGAAGCATTCGTTGTAGCACTAGTTTGGCCAAATTGTATTTTTTGTGGTCCAACCTGCAGTGTAATTGTAGGTTTAGACGCATCTTTACCTAAAGCAACTGCGTCGTTTTTATATTTTTTAATTATGTTTTCAATATAATTTTTTTGCGCCTTGAGAACTATTTGTTTTGTTCCTTTAGGCCAAGACAAATCCCAATTATTAGGATCATTTCTCCAGATAGCACCAGGACCAGCAGTATCTATAATTTCCTTTAATAATTTTTTACTATTTTTATCTCCTTTAATAGCACCAAGAATTTTTGATGTTTCTATATTCTGAAATGCCATAGTTATACCCCCGTAAGAGTATTTATTA